GCGACCGCTGACCTGCTGATGCCGCAAGGCGTAGACATGGCCTCGCGCCAGGTGCATAACGGCATCTCGATGCGTATTGTTCGTCAATACGACATCAATAATGATCGACTTCCATGTCGCATCGATGTATTATATGGCTTTTCTGTTATCCGTCCCCAAATGGGCGTACGCCTCTGGGGCTAACGTCTAAACACTTGCCAGTACGGGACTAATGGGGATATACTAGCCTCCCTAACCAAGAGGCTAGTATGGACCCAAAAATCTGCTGTATTAAGGAATGCGAGAACGTTGTGTTGGCTTTAGGACTTTGCGACAAACACTGGAAGCGCAACCGTAAGTTTGGTTCGCCAATAGCGGTCGCTCAGCATTCAGGACAGTTTCGCGGCCTATCGGCCGAGACGCGGTTCTTTATGCAGATCAAAAAGACCGACACATGCTGGGAGTGGATTGGCGCACGGGATACGCATGGCTACGGAGTGTTTAAAGGTGAAGTAGGCGGCGTGCTCTTTAAACGAGCACACCGTTTTTCGCTTGCGTTTCACACCGGCGATTTGCTGGTCGGAACGCAAGCGCTTCACTCTTGTGACAATCCTTGCTGTGTTAATCCCGCGCACCTCCGCGCCGGCACTAACGCTGAAAACATGGCCGAAAAAGTTGCGAAAGGGCGTTCCCGCGCTCCTCGCGGCGTTGATCGGCCAAACGCTGTCCTCACGGACGAGCAAGCCGCAGCCATTCTCGCAGACCCACGTCCTTATGCTGCTATCGCCGCAGACTACGGGGTCGCCGCCACTACCATCGGCAGCTTGAAGCAACGACATTCTTGGCGTCACATTGCCGGGGAGGTTGTGCATCACAAGCGCGTTGGAAAGCAGGGTGAAACTTGTTATGCTGCGAAGCTAACGGCAGAGGATGTGCTGGCGATTCGGGCTAGTTCCGAACCTGGGAAAGATTTAGCGTTGAAATACGGCGTATCCCCGCAGTCCATCACGGACATTCGGAAACGCCGGTCTTGGACACATATCTGAAAGGATTAAATCATGGCTCTTCCTAATGGTGCTGGTGGCTATCAAGTCGGTGACGGTAATCTCGACGAAGCCGTCATGGGCGTACAAACCATCCCCGCGACGCTGACGGGCGACACGACTCTGACCGGCGCTCAAATGGCGATCGGTCTGGTTGTTTGCCAGAAAGCTAGCGATGCAACGCTGACGGTTACGCTTGCGACCGCAGCGCAGCTTGACGCCGCGGTCCCGAGTGCTAAAGTTGGCTCGTCGTTTGAACTGACGATCACCAACAATAACAACACGGGCTCGTCGTCGACTGTTCCTGTCACTGCCGGGACTGGCATTACTGTCTACGGTTCGGTCACGGTTCCGCGTTTTGGCGCGCATACCTACCGACTGGTCAAGACTGGTGATGCTGCTTGGTCTGCGTTCCTGAAGTAATAACCGGAGTCGCTAATGGCTAACAATAAGCCTGTAGGTGTTGCGTACTCTGACCCTGCGCTCACAGCGTTCTATCTCAACGCTCCAGTTACTGAAACTGCCAGTTTCACGCTGGGCGATGATGAGAACTATGTGGTGTGTAACGGTTCCGCTGCCAACGTCTCCGTGACGTTGCCTAGCGGCTCTGCTTACATCGGTCGGACCGTGACTATCAAAAACCTGTCTGCAACCTATACGGTGATCTCGGCGTCGACGAACGTCAGACCAGTCAACTCAGCTACCCTCGGCACGGCGATCCTCGCCGCGACCGCAGGTAAGTGGGCGACGCTGGTTTGCGAAGACGGCACCAACTGGGTCATCATGGCTGCTGGCTAACCTGGCGGGGGCTTCGGCCCCCGACTTTTATGCCCATCATCTATCTGCGTCACCCGCGCCACGGCGAGAAGGTTGCCATCTCTGACCTGGAAGCGGAGTATGATGAACAAAACGGCTGGTCGCGCTATACTCCCGGTGAGTCACAGCCCGAGCCAGTGAACGAACTGCGCCCGCGTCGTCGCCGGGAGGCCAAGGATGCAGAGTTACTATGACGTCGTAACGGATTCCGGCAACCGCCCGATTGCGGGTGCGCAGGTATTCGTCTACAACTACGACGGCACGCTTGCTACGCTGTATGGCGATCAGGCTCTGCTCTCAACGACGGTTCTGGCAAGCAACGGCACGCCTTACATCGTTAACCAAGACCTTCTTAGCCCGCAGGCCAATCCAATTGTCACGGGCGCTGACGGCAAGTTTCTGTTCTTTGCGGCCAACGGTGTGTACAGCGTTGTCATCACGGCAGACAACTACGACACCCGCACGCTGGTCGCCACGCTGAACGACCCAACGCCCCCTGCGCCGTCGGTCAGCCCTTACGTCACGTTTGCGCTGTCGTCAGCATCGCCCAACGCTACGGTCAACGTAGTGTCGATGGCGCCTGTAGCGCCAACTGCAAACTCAGACTTGGCGCTGGTGCCTAAAGGCAATGGTGCGCTGCTTGCGCAAGTGCCAACCGGCACAACCGCTGGCGGCAACAAACGCGGGACGTACGCGGTTGACTTAGTTAGGTTTAGGCTCAACGCTGCAAATGTTGCAAGCGGCGACTACTCCTTTCTTGCTGGCGGGTATGACAACAAGGCTTCCGCTTCATACAGTGTTGTTGCAGGTGGGCAAGGAAACTTTGCCACAGGCAACAGTTCGTTTGTTGGCGGCGGCATAGATAACCAAGCAAACAACCTTTCCAGCGTTGTTGCGGGCGGTCGGTTGAATGTAGCCAGCGGCGACTATTCTGCAATTGGGGGCGGCCGAGAGCATATTGCAAACAGCGCGTTTTCAACGGTTTCAGGCGGCGCTTACGGGTCAACCCGAGGCGTAATTGGCTACCATGCCTTTCCAGCCTGTAACGGCCCTATTCTGCCGGTTCCAGGCGGGCTTTCGCAAGCTGGTTTGCTGGTGCTTGGTGCCGAGACAACTGACGCGACGCCAACTGTTATCCGCAGCAATACATCCGCCGCAAGCACGACTAACCAGCTCATTCTGCCAAACAATAGCGCCTATTATTTTAAAGGCTCCGTGATTGCCAACGTAACTGGAGCAGGCGCTACAAAATCATGGACGTTTGATGGGCAGATCAAACGCGGCGCCAACGCTGCGGCTACGACACTAACAGGCTCGACGGTGAGCAGCCCGTATGCCGATGCTGGTGCGTCTACTTGGGCGGCGGCGTTGACTGCCGACACGACAAACGGCGGCCTCGCAGTTACCGTAACGGGCCAAGCTGGAACCACTATTCGGTGGGTGTGCAAACTAGAAACCACTGAGGTAGCGTACTAACATGACTGTACTCACGCTTAGCGGTAACGAGGCTACAGCAGGCGACCTGATCAACGGTGCGTTGCGGCTGCTGGGCGTGCTGGCGGAGGCCGAAACACCTTCGGCAGCCATGTCAGAAGACGCGCTGATTGCCATGAACGAGATGATCGAGTCATGGAACACCGAACGGCTCGCGGTGTTCTCGACGCAGGATCAGGTCTTTAGCTGGCCCGCCACGGCGATCAGCCGCACGCTCGGGCCGACAGGCGACTTTGTGGGCAACCGCCCAATTATGATTGACGACTCGACCTACTTCAAAGACCCGACCACCGGCGTCTCGTACGGCTTGAAACTCATTAACCAGCAGCAGTACAACGGGATTGCGTTAAAGACGGTGAGCAGCACCTATCCGCAGGTCATGTGGACCAACATGACGTTCCCCAACGTCGAGATGTACATCTATCCAGTGCCCACGCGGGTGCTGGAGTTTCACATTGTGTCGGTGCAAGAGCTGACGCAGCCTGCCGCGCTCAGCACCCCGATTCTGTTTCCGCCAGGCTACTTCCGCTGCTTTCGCTACAACTTGGCATGCGAGATCGCGCCCGAGTACGGCGTCGAGCCGTCGCGGCAAGTGCAGCGGATTGCGATGACGTCCAAGCGCAACCTGAAGCGCATCAACAATCCTGACGATCTGATGTCAATCCCGTACAGCATCGTTGGGAATCGTCAGCGCTACAACATCTACGCCGGCAATTTCTAATGAAATCGCCCATCCTCGGCGCCGCTTATGTCGCCCGCAGCATCAACGCTGCGGACAACCGGCTCGTCAACATGTACCCGGAGTCCACCCCAGACGGCGGCAAGACGGCGGCGTACTTTCAGCGGGTGCCGGGAATCTCAGGCATTTTTCCGTTAGGCGGCACCGGCAGCGTTCGCGGCATGTGGGTTGTGAAGGGCGTGCTGTACGCGGTTGTCGGCACGCGGTTCATATCGCTAACAGGCATTGGCACAAGTATCGTCACGCCCACTACTATCAGCTCCAGCATCTCTGGCACCGGGCCTGTCAGCATGGTGGACAACGGCATACAGATCTTCATCGCCACCAACCCAGACGGCTACATCTACAACATCAACACGACGGCGTTTGCAAAGATCGGCGATCCCGACTTTCCAGGCGCTGTTACCGTGGGCTACATCAACGGCTATTTTGTGTTCAATGAGCCAAACAGCCAGCGCGTGTGGGTAACGGAACTGTTTGATGGTACCAGCGTCGACCCGCTGTCGTTTGCAAGCGCAGAAGCCTCGCCAGACAACGTGGTGTCACTGATCGTCGATCACAAAGAAATCTGGATCTTCGGCAACAACTCGACCGAGGTCTGGTACGACGCTGGCCAGCCAGACTACCCGCTTGCCCCCATCCAAGGCGCGTTTCTTGAGACAGGCTGCGCTGCGCCGTACTCGGTCGCCAAGATGGACAACAGCGTCTTCTGGCTGTCGGCTGACGCGCGTGGCTACGGCATGGTCTA